AGCTGGGGAGCCCAACCCCCCCCCCTTTTCCAGGCCCCGTTAGGTAGGGGGGGGGGGTGCCCCCTGCCCCGTCAGCGTCGATGTGCCACCCCAGCCGTATGTCTGCGACTGCGACTGATCCGCGTTGCTCGTGTCAACGCGCGGACGATTGAGGCGCGAGACAAGCGCGCCGCCGATCATACCGATGGCGATGGCCGTTACCATACGCCAGCCCATTGAGAGCCCGCCAAGGATTGCACCGCCCGCAATGCCGGCTGTCAAAAATGACAGACCGACCGAGAGGATCATGCCGAATACCTTACCCTCGACATACGGGACGATAACGACGCAGTCCCCATCGATGGGTACGGCGTCCGGATCGCAGAGTATGCCGTTGATCGAGTATTGCCATCGCCCCGGCTCGCAGAAATACGAGCTGAGCGGCATGCCGTCGCGGCACACAACCTCCTGCATCTCCCGCTTTGTCACGTCAAAGGGATTGCGGACGATGACGAGCTGTATCATGCCTTGCCTCCTGTATAACGATAGATTCCTACAATGCGCCGTCGATAGCGCTCCAACTGCTCGATGCAGACGCCTGCATATTCCGTCGAGTGCAGGATTTTCCCGCCGCCAAGGTAGATGCCGACGTGATCTGCTGCGCGTCCCGTGAGATTCATCGCGAGAATATCCCCCTCCTGCGGCTCCTGCACAGGAGTCCATTCGGCAAGCCCCGTATCTGACGGAGCACCGCCCATCCAATAATCGGTATAAGATCGCAGTGCAATCCCCTGCGCCGCATACCACGCAACGACGAGTTCCCAACAGGGGAGCTCTGCCCACGTCTTGCCGACGTAATCACGTGCTGTTGGACGCATAGAGACCTCCTTGCGGTATTGTCGGCTCGCCGCCGAACCGTTCGTTATTCCCCAACTCGCGGCAGCGCTTGAGTGTCTTGTTGCACTTGCTCGCGGCCCCTTTATAACCGCACTCAAGCCCCTTGAATTTGAAGGGGCAGTAGTCTTTCATCATACGCACCGGAGGGAATCTTCGAGTAAACGAAAAATCCGTCCCGAGCGTGAATGTCACCCACTCCACATCACAGCTGACGCCTGTCACGACAAAGTATTCCTCGACCTCGGCAACGTCCGGAATATCCGTATGAAACACACGGATAATGACCTTGCATCCGCCGAGTCCATTGTTCTCCTCGACGTACCGTTGTATGGTCCCCGTCACGTTGGACACGGTGAGTTTGACGTTCGGTAGCTCCTTGCTGTCCTCCGTGATGTCCTCGAGTGAGAAAGGGAAGGCGGTGTATTCCTGTCCTCCGAGCGTGAGATTATCTGTATTGTTGACAAGATAGAGCGGACTGCCCGGAATTTGCGCTTCGAGTGCCAAAAGCCACACGCCGTTTGTTGCGAGCTTATTCTTCTCGATGATACTTGCCTGTGATAGATTGAGCATGTTATGCCTCCGTCAGTTTGATGCCGCCCTCCCAGTACCCGTGATTCGTGCAGGAGAAAGAAAAATCCCCGTCAAAGCGCACATTGAACACCTTGCCGGAGAAACTTCCGCCCGCGCCGAGCGGATACGTCCACCGGAACGGAACGGCGCCATTGACTTCGTGGTAAAACGCCCGAAGCGCTTCATAATCCGCCTCCGGAAGTGCCGTCCATGAGAGTTCGAAGCTCATCGGTGTGCGCGTGAAACGTTTGCGGGCGATGATAACTTGATTTTCGAGCTTGCCCTTGATCGCCGTGTCCGGAATCGTCTCCTTGATCGGATAGATCGGCGGCTTGATGCTTGGAAAATCCATTTATACCGCCCCCTTGATTACGTCGCGCATGCCGTTTCGGTTCGTTGCGATCGCATCGATCATGATGGATGTCACCCACTCGGATCCGTTAAATTTCGTCTCCGCCGTGCCCGTCATGCGCTCGTTCGTGTTGTTGTTCACGATGACGCGGATATTCGGTGCCGCACCCCCGCCGCCCGCGGGGGCGCTTAAAGCACTCCCGCGCCCGCGCGGCCGGAAAATCTCGGGGCCGCGCTCACCGACAAGGTACGTCCTGCCGGATGCGACGGGGCCGCCTGTTGCACGATAGCCTGGCACAGCCGCGTTCGCCTGTGCTGCGGGGATTCCTCCGCCGAATCCCGGGAGAATCATCGACAGCCAGCGCGTGATCATCTGGTTCATCACGAATTTCACGATGGCGTTCAGCATATTTTTAAGCATGTTGGAAAACGCATCTTGAATGCCTTTGAATCCGTCTGTGAGCACGTTTTGAAAGCCGCTTGTAAAGCCGTCGGCCATCGATGTAAAGAGCGAATCCGTCATCTCCTTCATCTGAGCGCCCGCATCCCGCAGGCGCTCATACTGCTCTTCCAGCGTTGCACGCAGTGCTTCCTGCGTTGTCTGCGGAGACTTGCGCAGCGCCTCGATGCGCTGTTGGTCGAGCTTTGCCATCTCGGCAGCCGCCCACTGTTCTACGGCGACACGAGCCTCCGCGGAGTCCTGTGTCAGGGCGACCTCCTTCAGGCGGTTCTCCTTCTCACGATTGAGTTTTGTTACACCGATCTGATACGTCGCTTCCGCTTCTGCACGTACATCCTTGTTCACCTGCGCCCAGGTAAGCTTTGTCTCATTGCGTAGGTCTTCGTTCGCCTCGCGCCATGCCTTTGTGACCTTTTCCTTGATAACGTTGGCGTATTCGTCGAGCTTTGCGCGCAGAGCCGTCGTATCGATGCCGAGCTCGGACGCCTCCTTGATCTGTGCTTGCATCTGCTCCATCTTCTGACGGAGCGCATCCATACCCTTCTCATAGGTCGTACCGATTTCGTTAGTGATGTCATTCGCAAGAGACGAGATGCTCTGCTGTACCTTTTCCGTAAGGCTCTTGATCTTTTCGGCGAGACGCTCTGCCTCGCGTGCTGCTTTATCCGTGGATTTATGGGCTTTTGACTTTTTTCCGCCGTCCCACGTTGATGCTCCGGTGTCTTTTTGCACCGCGGTTTTGGTACGCTGCGGAACGATAACATCGCCGTCAGGACCGCCGCCGATTGCTGATGACCTTTCACCAAAATGTACTGCACGCCACACACGGCCACGCTGTCGAGTCTCTTCGCCAGCTCCACTTACCCCATCGGATATCCCGCTGCCGATGTCCGTCGCTGCCTTGACGATAGCGAGTTCCTTGAGCGAGGATATCGCCTCGTCGACCCACGCTATAAATTCCCGCACATATCCGGCCGCAGCCGCCATTGACTCGTAGACCCAATCTGCGACAGCCTGAAACGTGTCCTTAAACGTATCGACGATAGGCGAGACCACAGCCTCGATCTCCGCCACGATCCCCGCGATAAACTCAATCGCGGCCGTGCAAAAGTCCGAGACAATCTCTTTCGCAGAGTTCCAGAGGTCTCCCGTGATGCTATAGATATAATCCCACGAATCCGCAATATTCGTCTGCATCTCAAGCATAACCTCGAGGACGGTATCGAGAACGCTCGCAATGGCGCCGATCACACTATAGGCAAAGCGCTGAATCGCTGCAAAAATAGGGATGATCGGGCGGAGCGCCGTGATCGCGATATTACCGATGTCCAGCAGAACATCCGCGACCTTCGTCAGCGCCCATAAAATCGTGTCAGTGTTTGGCTCAATATCCAAAAAGGTCTTTTTGACGCTCTCCGCAAATGCCGAAGCTTTTTGGAGCAGATCATCGGGCAGGATTCCGGCAAAGATGCTTTTCCCTCCCTGCGCATTCGCAAGCATTGTGTCCGTGATGTTCTTGATCTCGAGGAGCACGTTCTTCGCGTGGTCGAAAATTGGGAGTCCGGTGAGTCCAAACGCCTGCCCGATGTTATCCTTGATGTTCGACAGTACACCCTCGAACGTCTCCGACTGCTTTTTCATCATGTCCGGAAAACGCTCGTTCATGCCATCGATCAACGCTCTAATCGCAACATTAGCGTCGATGCCAAGCTCGCCGATGCGGGAAAGCTCGTCTTTGGTTAGACCGAGGTTTTTGGCAAGGATATCTTTGACCGGCACACCGAGCTGAGCAAGCTGCATAACATCCTGCCCCATGAGCTGACCGGTCGTCCGGATCTGCCCGAACACGAATGCCAGATGATTAAATCCGTCCTGCCCGCGCCCGAGTCCGGATGCAGCGTTGCCGAGCGCCGTGAGTGTCGGAATAATCTCCTGCGCGTCATAACCAAACGCGAGGAGCTGCTGCGCAGAGCTCCGAACACCCGGCATTTCAAACGGCGTTTCCGCAGCGAATTTCTGCAGGTCGACGATCATAGTATCTGCGAGCTGCGCAGAGCCAAGCATCGATGTAAATGCAACGCGCGTCTGCTCGAGCTGGGCATTATAATCGACAAAAGCAGACTTGCTGATATCCAGTGCCGATTTCAGAACTGAGATCGCGGCGGCCGCCGTGATTGCTTTTGATGCAAGGCCCGCAAGACTCTCCGTCACGCCTGCAACGCCCTCAGCTGCGCCATTCGTATTTACGCGGACGTTAACGACTCTATCACGGATGCCCGCGAGTTTATCCTTGACGCCCTGCACGGCTGTTTGGGCTGCACCTGTATTTGCACGGACGTTGATTGTCTGGTCTTTGATCGAGCCGATCGATGCGCGCACCTTCTCGATTGCCGCCGTCGCGTAATCCCGCGCCCGTATAGCAACAGAGATCTCTTTATTTGCCACTGCTTCGATTCGCCTCCTTCAAAAGTAATCCCTCAAGTGCTTGTATTTTGTGCAGCATAGCGAGGTCAAGAGCAATCCCCAAGACCTCGGCCACCTGCCGCATTGCGGTGTAGTCCAATCCGACCACACCCGCGAATGACGCGCGCAGCTGTGTCTGCGTATGCTTCCACAGATACCACGCCTCTTGATTCTCGCCCATCAGCGCCGGCCGCTCGTACTCACATCCGGAACATGGGGGCTCGCGCCCTTCCTGCGCATACACCTCGCGGCAAGATGCACAGTATTCCGGACCGTCCGACAGCTCCCACCGATAGACGGCCTCTAGTTTTTTACTTCAGTCTCCCGACCGTACGTCAGGGCATAAGTGTCCGTCGCAATCCGGAATGCCTCACTATACGGCATATCATCCGTGATCTGATCCCCGTAGACGTTGTCAAGGATCCAATCAACCATCCCCGTAGTCGCGGCGGCGCTGTCCTCCTTATCCGCAAAAGCAGGGTCATACCCTGCCTTGCGCAGCTCGCGCATCTCCTTGACCGTAAGAGAGCGGATTGGGATAGCGTGCTTCTTTTCGTCTGCCATGTGTAGTTACCTCCTGTTTAGTATGCTTCCTGCTGATTCTTCAGTGTTACTGTCACGATGCTCGCACCATCTGCGGAAAATGCACGCCACTTTACATCAACCACAACGCCCGCCGGGCCGCTGATCTGTGCGTCAAACGGTTCAAACTGCACGCTTGGAATGGCAAAAACGAGCGACGTATTCGCGTCGAGCTTGAAACCGATCTCCATAGCGACGGGCGCGCCGGTATCTGCCTTGTCCATCCACTCGGTCGACGTAAAGAGCGCTTTGAGACTGCCCGAGGCCTTCATGAGCCCTTCGGGGATGTCCCCACGAAGACCGCCGCCGCCAACGACATACTGATCGCCGTCGAGGTTTGCATTAATCTCCAGCGAGCCCTCCTTGACAATACGGCTCTCCGTGCCATCGATCTTGACGTATGCGTGGTTCTGCGCGATGCGCAGGAGCTTCGACGCCTTTGCCGCGCTGTCATATGCTGTGCCGTCCTGCTCACGCGAAGCGCCCATGACATTGAACTTGAACGTCATTTCGTTGTCTTGTCCGTAGTCGACGGAGAACGTGTTGATCTTCACGCCCTTATAGCGCACATACTTGTTGAGATCGGGGAACGCCTTCTCCACAATGATGGACGGCTGCGTGTCCTTGACCGTGAAAACGTGCGTCTTATTCGGCGCAGTGCCAGTCGTTTTAGGATCGCCAAAAAGAGCCTTGAACATGTACCCCGAGGACATATAATCCGCCGGCATTTCAATGTCGCCATCCACGCTGACACGACCAAGCGCCGGCTGTGTATCGTTGCGCGTGTTCGTGATTGTGTCCGACTCGATCAACGTCTGTGCCTTTGACAGATCGTTGCTGTTCATCGGCAGGACGACGCCTTTCTTCGTCCCGGGAGCGACCCCAAACGAGGCTTCGTAATCCACCGTCATCGCGGATTTATAACCGCGTGCCTGTTGTGTTGCCATATACTACCTCCTGTTATTTCTCCACATAGACAATGACCTCGAGGGCACAACGACTGCCGACGAGGGGACGTACGCTGTCCCCGTCGCCCGCCGTTTCGGTGATCCTCAGCTGCAGGAGCTGCACACCGTCCGCTACCCATGTCACTGTCTCTTCATAGCGCCGCAGCGCATCCATGACCGCATTTTCGAGTCGCGCAAGCGCCTCATAGCCCACGGTCAGATTCTTGTCATCTGACTGCACCCATGTATCAAGACTGATCTGGACGCTCGTGTCCTGCACAAGGTCTGCACTCGCCGGGCGCTCACGATCGCGCATTAAATAGATAAGCCCCTTCCCTTTCGGGTTAGGGCGCACGTTGCGGGGATTGTACCCGCCGAGAATCACATCATCAGCGATCTTCGCTGCCCGCAGATGCTCCCGCAGGCTCTCCAGTACCTTTAGCCACAGCACACAATCACCCCCGATAGAGCGCGACGCTGCCATAGCCGCGGCTAACCGCTTCGCCCGTGAGTGCTGCGACCGTCATGGATGCCTCAAGACGTTTCATCTCGTCGCGATAAAAGCTGTATTTCCCCGCATAGCTGTCCTTATCGTCAGTGCCGCCGCTCCCCCACGCCTGTGCTCCGGTGTAGCTCTTACGTATGCAGAGCTCGCGGAACACATAGACCGTGAGGAATCGCCGCACATAGTAGGTCGGCTGCACAGTATCCCATGCAACGCCGAGACCTGCGGCCGCTGCGCGAAGGTACTCCTCCGCCTCGCTGATCAGCGCGTCTGTTACGGACGTGCCAAGCAGTTCGTCTTTATCCCGTAATTCGTCTACTTGTAATAGCATCCTCCACCTCCCGCAGAGCCCGCTCCGTGTAGCGATCAAAAATAGAAACGATTGTCTTTTCGTTGGATTCGAGCGCATCATACAAAAACGGATCCGCAGCCCATCCCGGGAACCGAACGCGCTTGGCAAAAAGGAATTTGTTCCCATCTACCCAGCGCAGCGCCTTCCGACGGTTCGGGAAAATGTCATGCGGCTTGATGCCCTCATGGATGAAAACAGCATAGGGCGCGATATTACCATCAAGGTACACGCGCCCCTCCATTCCGTCGTCATTGATTGCAGTCTGCACTGCATCTTTGAGACGACCGTTTTGCTGTTTGTAGCGATGCTGCATCTTTGCGGTCGTCGCAACCTCGATCGCACTTGCCTCGACAGCAAGTCGGAGATTACGCCGGAACGCGTCAATGCTGCTCATTACCCTCGGGGTTCGGATTGTCTTCCGCACCGCCCTCATCCGTCTTCTTGCTCTTGCCTTTGCCGGGCTTGGGCTCCTTAGGCTCCTTGTCCTTCGGCTCCTCAGGTTTCTTGACCTTAGGCGCCTCTGCTTCGAGCGGCTCGGGCTCAAAGCCCTGCGCCATCAGCTCTGCTGTCCGCTCCTCCGTTTCGGAGTACTGGACCTCATTCAGTCGTACAAGTCTTGTCATGCTGCTCCTCCTTATGCGCCCGTGTTAACCCAAACGCCCGCGAGCTTGTTGCTCGGGATCCAGATATCATGGAATTTGCGGTAATCAAGCTTCCACGCATCCGCTGCCTGGTTCGTATTAGGGTCAAAAACGCGAATCTTATCTGTCTTGGAGATTGCGATCGGCGCTTTGCGCGCCATGATGATCCAGTTGATCGACTTGGCTCCGGTATCTGGCTTAAATCCGCCCGCTTCCTGTCCTGTCGTCTTGCCGTCCGCAAAGACATATGCTGTCTTCATGCGATCGGAGGGGACGGAGAGGATCGGAATCTCGTTATAGGTCTTAACCTTTGTGCTCACTTCACCTGCCTTGAAGTCCGCAACATCGAGATACCGCGTCACATCCTTCGCGTTATTGAGGATGGTGCGTACAGGGATTGGCATAATAATGACCAGCGGCTCGCTTTCGCCGACAATATCCTGGATTTTTGCAATCTCCTCATCGAGCTTGCCGAGAATGTTGTCTTTGCTCGGCGTAAATGCCGCCGACTCATGCGATGCGCCCTTGGCAAGTGCTGCGATGCGCGAGTAGCGGTAGGCGTCAATCTCCGGCGCGACCTGCGCACGCTGGAACTCGCCCATGACGGCACCGGCCGTCGCGATGAAGTTGCTCTCGTTGACGTCCATCGCATCGAGATGGAACGTGCGGCCGCGGTCCTTGGTGAGCGTGTAGTCCTTGTAGGAGAGCGTCACCGCGCCGCGATTGAAGCCGTTGTCGCGGGGCGCTGTCGCGCGGCCAGGTGGGGCGGGCGG